CCAATTTCGTTTTCACGATGACCGCAGCGCTGACCACTGAAACGCCCATCCCCGCCAGCGTGAGTATTAGACGTAAATCTAATTCACCCATCGGCCTTCTCCAAAAACCTAGTGCGAGCTAACAGCTAATGTAGCTCTTGCCTTTTATGGCAGCACCTGCACCACGGACAGTCATAACCTTACGCGTATCGCCCAACATAGGAGCCTCTGCGGTCTTTCCGTAAGGAATGCGGCCTTGACCTTTAATGTCGGCATACGGCACCGCTTTAGGAGGGTCTTTAGGGGCCGACCCGTTTACTCGAACTGTGCGTTTTTTCATTGTGGCATACCTCCGCCATCGGGTTGTTGTTTCAAAATTTCTCGTTCCATTGCCGCATCAATGCGGGCCTGCGTTTGACGCTCTTGCGCGGCAATCCGCTCTTGGAACTGTTGTGCCCGCATTTCGGCGGTCTGCTGATCTAATTGTAACTTTCCTTGGTCAATTTGCGCATCCACCTGATCGGACTGCGCCCGAAGTTCCAGCTCTTTCTCCTTAAGCTGAACCACAGGGTCCGGAGCACCAGCCCCGGAAAGCTGACCAGAAAGTTCTTTTACTTGTTGCAAACCTTCTGCAATAAATTGAGCCGTTTGCTGCTCTATCTGTAGCATCTCGTCTTCGTTTGCAACCCGACCACCGCGCTGTTGAACTTGCTGCATGTACTGAGACACAGACCTCTCGTTCGCTGCAATCCGCACATGCTCCATAATATGTTTCTGTAGGCTCATAGCTATCGGGGGTGCTTGACCAACCAAGGCACTGCTCGCAAAAATTAAATGCGAGGTGATGTGAGCTTGGTGGTTCTGACCCTCAAAAGCTTTCAATGGCAACATATCTAAAGCGTTGATGTTTTCTTGAGCCGGGTCCAACGGTTCGGGAATTTCCGCCGGAATAGCTTTCATTAAACGATCTACGTCCGATACGCCTAAAGCCTCATACATGTCACGGTATACTTCGTGCATGTTGTGAATTTCCGGGGCCTGTGACGCCAATTGCATCTTTGTCTGAGCTAAGACAATTCTTTGAGCCTGACTAAACACATTTGGGTTGCTTACCGGAATGACGTCTACACGATCATCAAAGTCTTGAGCCATAACCGATTGGTCGTCGCCCGCCACGGCGTAAGGATATTCTTGCGGTAGACTTTCCGACATTACACGAGCCAAAATCTTAAACTCTTGGCGCATAGCATAGTGAAGGCGCTTGTGAACGGCGCTCATGACCCTAGAGCCCTGCTCTAGCATCGCCATGGTAGTACCTACCGCAGCTTGATCGTTGCCTTCCCCAACCCTTAAATCGGTTATCGTAGCAAACCGCTGACCAGCTTGAACCACAAAACCTAAAAGATTGAATAACGTCTGATCCGGACCCTTAAACGGGAGCGGCATCAAACTATCCCGGATCGCGCCCCCCGGAGCATCCACGTCCCGGAACTCTCCGGGCTGAAGCGGGTCGTCATCGTCCCGGATGCGCAAACCACGCGCTTTAAAGCCCGCAGGGAGGTTGGAAAGGGTTCCAGCATCAATTAACTGACGCAGCGCCGACGTTGCCGTTCTTGACAAACCACCAATCGTGTGAATTAGGCCCAGGCCGTAAAAGCCGAAGCCCGGAAGGAACTTATAATGCGTGAAATACTGTATTTTACGCTTTAAAATGTCATCTTCTTGGTAGTTCCGTCGAACAGACAGCACCTCGCCGTTATCCTGAGACAACGTTACGATGTACGGAACTTTAATTCCAGTGGGTTCGCCGTCTTCGTCAAGGTCTTCGTAACCTTCCAAGTCTAAATCGACATGACACTCCAAAAGTGTGCAGTCGTAATCTACTTGATTGGGCTCAAAACCCTCAATTCTATCAATTTCTTGACCCACGCCTGAAGTGTTTTGCTGTGCAGGACTTACTTCAACGTCACGATAGAAACCCGCAACTTGGTTTTTACGCAAATCGTTCAAAGACATTCGAACAACTTGCGTAATGTTAGGACATGTATCCAAATCAGACGTCTCGTAAGGAACGACAAGGTCCTCAGACGGGACAAATTTGGAAACCGCGCGACCTAACGTTTCGTCATAATACGTCTTTTTAAATGTTGAACCCGCCAAAGGCAGGTAGAACAACATTTGATCCATATCAGGCGTATATTCTTCCATCACACTCGTGATGTAATAGTTCATAAAAGTCTTTACGCGCCTAGCTTGCGCAACTTTCTCACGAGTTTCGTTACCCATGACCACAGTTCGGACAGGGCCCGAAGAAGGCAACAATTCGTTAAACGCTTGAGCTTGAAATTGCGTCGCAGCTTCCGCCAAAAGCGGATGAGTGACGCCCGAAGCGCCTCTAAACGGTTGCGTACGCTCGTTGTAAGTGAAACCCAGAAGGTCCAAACCATCCGCATAAGCTTCCTCCCATTCCTGCCTGCTCGCCTTATTAGAATCAAAATCCCCAGAAAGCTCGCTGGAAATACGACCTAGTTCACGCTCCGGAATTTCTTCTGCCAAGTTGGCGTAGAAATCATCGGATTCGCCCCGCTCGTCCGACGGATCAAAGTCCACCTCGACGCTGCCGTCTTCTAAAGCCACAACCTCAACGGGGCCTTCGTCTTCGTCCTCTAATTCATACGAAGCGTTTTCCAAAGTCCCCGGAAGCTCCAATTCGATTTCGGCCGCTAGGACGTCTGGGTCCAACTCAGAAGGAACACTGGTTTCCATTAAGCTGCTTTGAAAGCCGTTACGCTCTTCAGCCATTAGTTTCTTCCTCCTAAGAACAACCGAATTAGCCCGCGGGAAAAGGTTTCTTCTTCCGGACCAAAAGCGGCCTCAATATGCGCTTGGGAAAAACCGTCTCTTTTTAAGACAGGTTTAATCTGTTCAATAAGCTCTTCTTCCGCTTCTTTTAATTCATCAGCCACCCGCAAACTGAGACCCTTTACTTGATACTTTTTGGGTATCTTCAAGCCCTTGTCTTCTTTCGACGAGCGATCCCTCGATAATTCAATCCCGGCCTGCATGGCGGAAGCACTGTTTCCGTTTTGCCGGGCCCAAACATCTAATTGTTCTTGGTCCGTCGGGTCTAAAACACCCGATTTAATTGCGGAAGCTACGTCTAAAATATTTATGTACGCCAAGTGATCGTTAGAAACGCTGGGCCTCTTATCTGGATTTGGTTGCAAAATCTTGCCCAGGGCCGACTCTTTACCTTTTAGGCTTACATAAGGAGGAGAGTTGGGATCGTACGCAGTCATTCTAAGGTGACTTAATCCAGCATGAATTAGTTCGTGTTGCAGCGTTTCCGCTTGAGAAACGGTTTTAACTTCAGAAGATATTTGTCCCGTATCCGGGTCTCTGTGGTATTTTTCTACAAAAGGGGGAGCGGTCTGATTAAGAAGTATTCCGGTTTCAGACCCGGTCAACGATTTGGGTGTTGGAAAGTTCGCTCCGCGGATACCGGGTGCCAACCGAGCCTGAAGTTCGGCTAGGCTTGAGCCGCGGTTACGCAACCCACCCAAATAGTAATTTTGGCTCACGTCGTTTCCGTCTCTTATGACCGGACGTACGTTTAAAAAGTCCGAAATACTAGTCGGCTCGTTGTTCGGGGAAAATTCTTCACCCTCGTAACCTCCCGGATTGGCCGTGCGACGCAAAAGCTCCATACGTGCAATGGGGTTTGTAATGTAAGGGTCAACCGTATGAACAAACTCATTATCCGCCATACGAACTAAATCGGGTCTCGGCGAAACTTCTTGAACACCACCTAAAAGGGGCGGCCTGCGAGGGGGCAACCGCTGAGATCGAACAGAACCCCCGTCTGCAAAGGTCTTTATCGGATCGCTCGAAGAATTAAGAATGCGACTAGCTTGATCCAAAACTTGTGGGGACGCGTTTCCGCCCAGAAGCTTACGGGCTACCGCGTCATCCCGACGGTCCTTGGACCCTAAACGAGCGGCCATAAAGTCCGGGAAGGTGCCCGCATCTCTAAACTCACGGGCCGCGGACAAACCTGCAACGCCGCCGTCCGCTAACCCTTCCGGGCCACCGTCGTCACCTTCACCCGGACCACCGTCGTCGCCATCTCCACCTCCGGTGTCGTCGCCAGCGGCATCGTCATCTGTACCGCCGACAGCACCCGCGTCACCCCCTGGTCCCGGAGCATCATCCCCCGTGTTCCCGGTGTCATCACTACCGTAGCCGGATGGACCCATGCCCACGCTATGGCCCGTCTCCATACCAGGGGCAGCATCATCCCCAAAACCTAGAGCGTCCATTATATTACCGAATACGCTTTTTCCCGTTGTCGCTTGAGAAATTGCATTTGCTATAGCCGAGACAGCACCAAGGCCCGTCGTCATACCAAGTGCTGTCGCGGCATAGCCCGCTAAATCCCCCAAACCTCCTGGCTGCGATGGACCCGTGTCGGTTGCAGGGTCCCCATAACCGCCACCGCCGCCATCTCCGGAACCCGTTAAACCGTCCGGCAATACCTCTGAACTAAGCGAGTCCGCGGCGTAACTTACTGGACTGTCGAAAAGTCCGCCAATACCCGGACCGAACGACCCTTGTCTCTGAAATACCGGAGCCGAATACGTTAAAGGACCCGAATAACGCGCGGGCTCCATGCTGATCCGACCGCCGTTCGCGAACCTTCTCGGCTCGTCCAATTGATCCAAATACGGACCTATGCCGCCAACCGCGCCGCCATCTTCAAACCTATATTTTTTATTTAAATAAACCCCGCCTTTACCCGTTCTGGGATCATAACGTCCGCTTGCACTAAAGCCTCCCGGAGACTCAATCCGCCCCTCAAGCGGCCCCCGCTCAATGCCGGGCGTGCCAAATTTTATATTTTCCGGGAGCCCTTGAGCTTGTAATTCTTTGCTGAACTCAACTTCGCCACTAAGGTAATTTAACGGAACACCCACCGTGAACCTATCGCCGTCAGGACCCACAACCGTTGCGCCAACCTTACCGCTACCGCCACTTTGACTAACCGTGAAACCGTCTCTCGGGCTCTCACGCCCAAAAAAACCCTCCGCAAACATCTCTGGTTCAATCCCAAAACCTGCTAAACCCGGAATCCCCACAGAAAAACCACGGTCCGTGGGCCGAGGAGAACCGGCACCTAAATCTACACGGCTACCTCCCCCTTCGACCACTTTGTCAATTTCCGAGTCTTGTAATCGGTATCGGTCCATTAGACAAAAACCCTTAATAGTACGCACGCACCTTAACAGATGTTGCGTCATCTTCCCAGTCGTCCACCGGCAACTGAATAAAGTTACCCTGACGATACCGCATTAAAGCCTGCGTCATACTATCAACCAAATCATCATACTCCCCATTGGGAAATGCCGCTACCTCCTCAATCATCTCATCCGCCCAAGTCTCGTCCGGGACCCAAACCATTCCCGCCTCAAACAACGGACTCACACTGTGTACTCGCGAAACCTTGTCATTACCCCTACTAGGCGTGAAATTTACTACCGGAATGCCCATGTTCCGCAACTCCTGCGTCAACGGCAAACCACTCGCCTTAGCCTCAATGATAACCGTGTCCGGCTCCCAAAACCTATACAAATCTAAAGCCTCTTTTTTTAAATCCGGAAAATCCCAACGGCCCTTCTTACTGTCTAACAATATTAAATTGGGACCACTCCCGCCCTCATTCGGGTAAAATACACCCCACGTCGTTATAGCACTGTAATCCGAAGTCTCTCGCTTACTGAAAGCCGTGTCGTAACTCTGTATGACATACTCTAACTGCGGAACACGATCCTTATCCCAACGCTTCCACCACTCCCGCGGAATGATCGCATTCTCCTCACCCGTCGGATTCTGCTGATACTGAGCATTCCACTTGCTCGGAGGTATTGATGCGCGGACCGCGGTTAAATCTTCTAAACTCCAATACTCCGGCCAACACGGAGAACCATCCTCAAATATCGCCGGTAACTCAACAATCTCCCACTGGTCCGCTAAAGGGTCCTTCGCCATCGCACGAACTAATTGACCCGTCATGTCCTTCTCTGACCAACGCGTCTGAACCAAAACTATACTGCCACCCGGCTGTAAACGCTGACGGGGTCCACCAGTATACCACTCCCAAGCATCCTCAAAACCAGCATTCGACATAGCCGTCTGCTCTGAATGCGGATCGTCAATAATTACTAAATCACCACCGCGTCCAGCCAAGTTCGAACCCACACCAACCGCATAATACATCCCGCCAGATGACGTGTCCCAACGACCCGACGCCTTGCTGTCCGACGCTAACTTAACCTTCGGAAAAATCTCCTTGTACTCATCACTCTCAATCAAATTCTTCGTCTTACGTCCAAAATTTACAGCCAACTCCGTCGTGTGCGTCGCCTGAATGATCTTCATTCGCGGACTGCGGCCCATCATCCACGCCGGAAACAAAAATGACGCAAACTCACTCTTCGTGTGCCGCGGGGCCATGTTAATAATTAAACGCTTTAAATCACCGCTCGCTACACGCTCCAACTTCTCCGCTATAATCTTATGATGACGGCCAGCAATAAATTCAGGCCAAACCGTCTTCACAAAACTTAAAAAATTATCCCGACAAGCTTCATTCTGCTCAAGCTGCGCGAGACGCAGACGAAGCTTCAATTCCTTCTCATCTAAGGCCGCGGACCGCGGTGCTTTCATGGGGGCCCCCAAAGTTATTTATATGCGATTAGTACCTTATAATAGTACACCATATCATTTTTTATGGGAATATTTGTGAGAAACATGGCCCTAGCACCCGCTGGTCGGCCCAGGGGGCCGCGCGCCGTGGGCGGGCGTCCATGTCCCGGGATGGTAGCAGAATGACCCGATAGCCGGGGGACCCTGGGGAACATCGGGCGGGGGGAAC